GCGTGTTTTTTAGATTTAAATGATTCTTTAGATAATGTATCTTTTATATCTTGAGCTGTTTTAAATTTTATACTAACTGTATCACTAGGATTTTCATCAGTGTATAATCTTCTTCCTGATCCTTTTGGTTTTTTTCCTGTACCTGTTTTAGGGTCTGCTTCAATTATATTTTGTTCTAAATATCCTTTTTTAATAGCAACTTTAGGATCATTAGTAAAAGTATCAGAGGCTTTATATCTTGTTTTTCCTACCATATTAGCTTTATATGGGGGGTATATCATTTCATTTAATATGTCAGATAGTTTTATCATTTTGTTTTTCCCCAAGTTTTACCTTTACCTTTTCTTTTACATCCTGCAGGAGTAGGTCTACAAGCGGGGTATTTAGAGCGATTTTCACCTTTTTTTCTACCACATGCTTTATATCCTCCTTTTCCATCAGGAGCATTACAATCTACCCATCCCTTTTCTTTACCTTTAGGACCTGAACGATTAAACCATTTATGAAGTGATTCATCTTCTTGTAGAAGTTGTTCAAAAACTTCTTTTATACCTTTCCAAATATCTCCTTTACGACATCTAACTACAGCGCCTGATTTATAAGCTGATGGTTTATCGAATTTACGATCTGCTATACGCAAACATCTATCGCGTTTTTCTTTCTCATTTAAATTTTCCATTACCAATATCCGCTAAAATTTGACCCACCACCTAATGATTTCCAATAACGACCTATATTACAAGACCAATATCCAGGAGTAGTTCTATCCTTTTTCTTATCACAATTTTGACGAGCAGCAAATGCTCTTCTTGCTTTAGGGTCTCTAATTTTAACTGCTAAGTTTTGTCCTCCACCTGCTGCTCCAAAAGATACTTTTTTAACTTTTTTAGTTTTAGGATCTTTTACATAAACATAGAATTTTTTAGATCCACCACGTTTTGGTTTATTTAATGGAGGATGTTTTTTCTTTGTATCAGCTTCATTTAATTGTTCTTCTTCAACAAATGGTACATCTAAAGGTACAAATTGATCTTCATATAAACCATAATTTCCAATATCAGTATTTTCAACTAACCATCTGTCTTCAGGATTTAGATATAATTTTTCTTCATTATAAAGTTTTCTAACTTCCTTAAACAATTGAAGTTGAGCCTCAGTACCATACCTAAAAGCATTCTCATGTAGTGGAATGTTTTTATCTAAATGATATTGTAAGTTTTTAGAGACTTTATCTTCAACTAATAAAACATTTTCTTGAAGTGGTTTTAACTTACTTTCTTGTAATATTAGTTCTAGAGTTTCTTTAATTAAAAATTTTATATCAGATTTATTCATATTATTTGAATTTAGCTAAAACTTCTTCATTATGTTTAAGAAGAGCTTGTCTTTTAACTTGGTTACCTTTATTAGGTTTTGGTTTACCTACTTTTTTTGATTTAGACATTTGGTTCAGTATCTGAAGGTAATAAAGCATCATAGTCATCCATTGATAGGATATCTTGTTGTTTGTTTAATGAAACAGCATTTTCAGCTACATCATGTAAATCAACATCAGCAGAAGCATCTTCTTTAGCATATTCTAACATACGAATAAATAAAGGAACATCCATTGTGATAGTATCAACTGCATCTTCTTCTTCAACTTCACTAAGTTTTTCTCTAGCCCAGTCGGCTGCTTTATTAATTTTACTAGCTACTTTGTTTTTTAACTCATTATAAACTGCGTTTAAAGCTTCATCTTGTTTAACATCATCTTCAATATCTAAAGCAGCTTGAAAAGCTAATAAAATATCATCCATTGAAGTTTCACCTTCTTTTAATTGTTTAGTTGCAATAGCAAAAGCTTCTCCTTTATCCATTTTAGGATTTGCCTTTTTTATTTTTTCAGCAGTTTTATTTCTTTTTTTAAGTTTAGCAGGAGTTAATTTTTTCTCCAAAAGAACTTCTTTAATTATAGAAGTTAATTGTTCTTTTAATTGATCTTTCATTGGAAGGTTATTTTCGTAAAGTTTATTGGATTGTTGGAATTTTAAGTATCTATTAATTAAATCTTTTTTCTCAGCAGGTGTTATATTATTAACTGATATTTTATTATCTGTAATATCTGCAGCAGGGAAATCTGATAGTATAGTAGCATAGAATAAATCTGCACTATCTTCATCAGATGCTCCTTCATCATCTGTAAAAGTTTTAATAAAATTAGTAGTTTCAGATGAAGGTTCTTTAATAGGAGCAGATGTAGTAGTGCTAGTTTCTTCTCCAGTATCTGAAAATACTTGTTTAGAAAGAGTATTTAATTTTTCTCCAGCGTCCTTAGCAATTCTTTTAAGTAAGTCTCTATAAGCATCAGTGTTACTCATGTTAACATCTGCTAATGGATTGTCTTTTACTAAGAAAATAAATTCAGACTTACCATCTTTATCTTCAATAGTATACTCGTAATCTTTTCTTAAAGGAGATCTATCAAGTTCTTTTTGAGTAAAAGCAGGATAAAAATAACCTTTTCTAAATATAGGATAACCAATATTATTACCTCCACCTACTTTAGTAAAAATAGGACTACTAGCTTCTAAGTTAGCGATATACTCTTTTATTTTAGTATCATCAGATAAATCAGCTTCCTTATCAAATTTTAAAATGATAGTTTTTAAAGCTTCTCCAATGTCCTTACCTTCAGCTTTATATGCTTTAAATACTTGATCAAGTTTAGATAAACGTTCTTGTTTATTTAATTTATCCCAAACATTAGTTAAAGACCATTTAACAATATTATTACGACCAGCTGCATTACCTGAAGGTATAAGTTTCATAGCTTTAGATTCTCCTCCAGCTGATCTTTTAATATTTTGAGCTATGGTAACAGCTTGTCTTTGTTTATCACCATAATTGTCTAAATTATTAATAGCCTTTTCTAGTTTAGCAGGATTATCAGTTGGGATACTATAGCCAATAGTAATATCTTTTAAGGATACATCTCCAGTAGGATTCTCTTCAGGATTTTCATCCTCAAGTTCCTCCTTGATTAGTTTATAAAGATGGTTTTTTAAAAGTTCGATATTATTCGTCATCTTTTTTTTCTTTCTTTTCTTTTTTAGGAGCTGATTTTTCTAATGCTGCTTTTAATTTTTCTAAAACTTGTTCAGCTTTTTCTAATTTAGCAGTATAGTTTGATAATTCACCTCTCATTTCAGGATTATCAATTAGTTTAGCCATTTCAGCTTTTAAATCTGCTACTTGTTTTTCTAAACCACCTACTTTAACTTGACCTTTTTTAATATTTTCTTTCATTAAAGTTTCTCGCTCTTTAACAGCAAATTTAGCTGCTTTCATAGCGGTAGCTTCATTTAGGTAAGCACCTTTATATCCCTCACCAATTAAATCTAGTAAAAGTTTTTTCTCAACTAAATCTTTTTCAGTAGATTCATTCATAGCTTCTTTAACTAAATAAACATATTTGTCTTTAGTTACTTTGTCTTCAAACATTGTACCTGGAGCACTTGTACCTAATACTTCTTTTGTTTGAGTTGGTAATGGATTTTTCATCATATCCAAAGTCATATCTGTAGAATCTTTAGGTACGCTAGGATCAGTATTTAATTCAGATAAATAATCAGTTATGCTTTCTTTAATTATGTTTTTTAAAGTTTGATTTTTCATGAGTTTAGTTTTGATATAAATATTTATATTTCTAAGTTTCTTAATCGTTTTATGTTATTTTTGATCATTTTTATAACTTCAGGATCAACACTACCACCATCCCATTTTTCTATATCACCTGCTTCAGTAACATATGTTTCATTTTTAGAATTAAAGTATTCATCAAACATTTGTTCAGCATCATCTATTGTAGCGTTTTTATTAGCATTTAGCATTTTTCTTTCATATGCTTCATACTCACCTGTTATTCTTAATTTACCTTCCATTTCAATAACACAATCAAAACATTTTTGATGTATGTTATACATTTTTCTATTTAAATGAAAATCTTTCATTGGTTTAGAACAACATGGACAAGTAAGTGGAAATTCAACCATTGCCTTTAAAGCATCGTGCTTGGTGACAGTTTGTTTAATACCGTTGTGAATAGTCCAAGTTTTACCGTTTTCTTCCCATATATCACCTTCAGTATGTTTAACTTGTTCTTTAGTATAACCGGATTGAATTCTAGTTGCATTTGCAGTTTGACCTGAAATAATATTACGCATTCTTTGAATGTCTCTTTCTTGGAATTCTCTATTTAATTGTGACATAACTTATATTCCTAATTGTTTTAAATCGTTTATTACTTGTTCAGCATTTTTATATAAAATTCCAATACCATTTTTATGTTTCCAATCCATAATGGTATCTTCTCTATCATCTATAAGAATTTTATTTGGACTTGATAAATCTGCTTTTTTATCAGCTTGTTTAAAGATTATAGGTATTTTGATTTTTTCAGTATCTAGATGATCCTCAACCCATAATTGTTTTCCTTCTCTGCTTGAGTTATGCCATGAAGGAGCAGTAAGTAAAGTAGGTTTGTAAGGTTTAATATAATCCCACAATTCTCTACCTCCAGGCATCCAAGGCATTCCTCTCCAAAATCTTAAACCTACTTGATGATCTATTATATCCCAAAATTTTTCATCTACTTTTTTATCCCCATATTCTTTTTGAGCTTTTTTTCTATATTGATCAGGACTTAGACCAGTAAAATGTTCAAAGCGACCTTCAAAGTCGCAAAGAACCCCATCCATATCACAGTAGATTTGATAATTTATTTTAGGTTTTTCTTCTTCAAAAAGATTACTCAATGATATCATTTATTCAAATATTTCAGGATTTTGACGTCCAAATTCTCTCATTAACACTCCTGCAACAGAGTGAGCTTCATTTTCAATAGGTGAACCATCTTCACCTGCTCCATCATACATTCTTCCTTGAAGATTTTGCTGATGATGAACTAATTCATGAGCTAATGTTCTTAAAATATCTGCCATGTTTCTATTATGAACCACTACTTTAATACGTTGAGAATCATTTCCATATAAACCAAAACTATGATTAGTAGAGGCATATTTTGGGGAGTTAATTATTACTATTTTAGGTTCATCTATATTTAATCTACTACAAGCATAGTCAACAAATTTTTTCATTAATGGAGCTTTTTGAGGAGTAAATCCTTCATGTAGTATTGGGCCACCTCTGTATTCAAAAGACCCATCATCTTCATCTAATTCTTCGTCTCTATAAGGTTCTAGAGTAGGTAAAATATTATTTCTATAATCTTCCATAGTAATTTCTTTCTCTTTATAATAAAGTTTAATTAATGAAGGATCATAATTTTGCAATTTTTCAGCCTCTTGTAAATAAGCTTCATTATCCTCTATCACATCTAACATTATATGAATTTCTTTAATATAATTTTTAGCGTTAGGGATTTCTTTTTTAAGACCTAATATGATTCTTTCTTCAGATTCGTCTGAACCTTCAGATTTAGGTTCATCATCATAGTATCTAAAAGGAACAGATCGATATTTACTAGATAATTTATCACCATCTAAAACAATACGAGCAGTCATTCCTCCTACACCATAAGATCCTCTTTTATAAAATAATTTATTACGAGTAGTTGAAAAAAAGTATAAATGAGTTATACCTTTTTCTATAAAGTATTTTTCATCTTTTTTAAAAAATTGAAAATCTCTTTCATAATTCCATGTACCTATTTCAGAACCTCTAAAAGAATTAGATTCTAATATAGGTTTTATAGAAGTTATTTTGGTAAAATGGTATACTGTACCTAATTGTTTTCTTTCAGAAATAAACATATTGTATATTTAGTTATTAATATAAATATTTATTCCCCTCTTTTGATTACAGTTTTTAATTCTTCAATACTAGGTTTAGGATTAGGATTTTCTAAATCAAATAATTTTTTAACACATCTAAAAATTTCTAAATCTTCATCTTGTGTTCTATCAGATTCAACAATTTCCCAACCTTTACCTTGCATTTTCTTACCAGATTTATCAATACCACGTTTAGATGATTTTAACCATAATATCCCTCTTCTATCTACTTTTTTTCCAAAACCTTCTTCATAGCATTTACTATAAATAGCAGTTTGTAAATCATAAGTGGTTTGTAAATGGTTTGATGTTTTTAAATCTAAAACCCATAATTCATCTTCTATTTCAACTACTAAATCACAAGTACCTGCTACTTTTTCTTCATCTGAAAATAAGTGTACTTCTGTTTCAATTAATTTAGGTTTATAGGTTTCCCAAAATTCAACAAATTTTATAAACATTTTCCATACTTCAGGTATGTATTTAGGTTTATGATATTGATCTAAAAAAGTACATTCTTTACCATTTAAATAATCCTCACATAGATTGTGAGTTTGAGTTCCTTCTTCAGCAGCTTTTTTAACAATGTATTCAGATGAGTATCCTACTTTTTTTAACCAATCCTCAAAATGTTTACCTTTAGGATATGAAGATAATACATGGGTAATTGATGGATAATATTCACCATTTCTTTGATAAAATCTAGAATCTGGTAGAGTAATTTGTTGGTGATCGTCTGAAATTTTTAAAATTCTTTCGTAGCTCATAGTTTAAAGGGATAATTTAAGTGAAAAAAGATCAGAAAAAGTAAATTCTTGTGAAGTTTGAATTAAATGAGTAAAGTGTTCAAATCCCATATCACTTGGGTCTTTACCGTCTAATTGAATAACATGTAATTTTTTTCCTGAATTGAGTAGTTCCTCAGCTATTTTAGTGGTGCTTTTTAAAGCATCATTATCTAAAGCTAAGTAAATATCTTTTATATTATTTGTTAATAATTTTTTAGTTAATTGTTTTGATAAGGTTTTACCATATAAGGGTATAGCATTTCTTTTAATAGCAATGGCGTCAAATGCACCTTCACAAAGTATAACAGGTAAATCCCAATTTATTAAATTTTCAAATCCAATTATTGAGTTTTTATCAGCCGATACAGCATCAAATTTTTTAGCAGGATCCTTTTCAAAAGAACGAGCTATAAAATAATTTAATTTACCTCTAGAATCATAATTAGGTATAATAATTTTATTAGCATACCTTCCTGTTTCACAATATCCAATTTGATATTTAAGTATGTCTACAGGTGTTATACCGCGTTTTTTAACGTAAGACAACGCGTGTCTAGCGATAATATCTGTTTTTGATATATTATATAGAGGTTTATATTCCTTCGGTAATTCAACGTTAAGGTTAAAATCTGATTGGTCTATTTTAGTTGTAGTACCTAATATAGAATTTAGTTCAGAGTATTTGTTTCCTTCTACTTTTACAGCCTTAAATAAAGAAGATATAGTTTTACCTTTAGCATCACACGCCCAACAATGCCAGGGATTTTCATTTTTAGAAGTAGGGACTAGATTTATTTCTAATTTGGGTTTTCTATGATTACATAGAGGGCAGTGAAAGGCATAGTTACCTTTAGAAGTAGCATTGCCTTTACCTAGTACAGATTGTACTAGACCTAATAATATTCCATTTACCATAACCTTGTTTTTATTTAGGATTCTCTTACATCAAATAATCCATTAAATAAATTTAACATTAATCTTTTTTGAGAAGCGAAAAATAATATAGCTCCTTCTAAAGATGCTGATTTAATTGAATTAATAGCTTCGTCTGAATTTTTGTGATACAAGCTGTAACGTTTCATGATGAGAGGATTTTATTATAATATATGAAATTATTTTATGATATCAAAGTCTTTTGCATAAGAAAAAGTAAATCCTTTTAATGTGGGGTAAGAATATTTACCCTTGACAAAACTACAAATTAATCCTTTACTAATATTCATTTTCTCACTACATTCTTTTATACTATTATACACGATTTGAGTTTCATGGCATAATATGGATTTAGTTCCTTTTCCTATTTTATTTTGAGATATTTTTTTACTTATTTCTTTACCTTTATTTTCCCACACATTTAACATCATATTTCTTAATTGTTGTTTATGTTCTGGGGTTCTTTCATATCTAAAACTAGAAATTTCTTTCATTAATTTGCTATGTTCTGGTCTGGTTTTCCCAGTCCATGAAGGTTTAGATGCTAATTTAATATTAAGACCATTAATATGACTATTAAATTTTAATATATAAAATTCTTCTTTATCATTTAATGAATCAATATCACATTCTTCTATTATTTCAAACATATGATTTTCATATTGATATTTTTTTAAAGAATTATATAATTTAAGAGATTGATTGCATTGCAATCTTTGATATTCTCTCCACCTTCTTTCTATATTAATACTTTGTCCAATGTAAATTTTCCCTTTTGGGTTTGTAATTTTGTATATTCCTATCATAATTATTATTTATTATAAATATTAAAATAGAAAAAACTTACCAAGAATATTAAATAAAATCCTTCCTAAAATAACGTCCTTCTATATTATCATTAAAATAATTACTTCCAGATTCTAATACCTCATTTACAAACAAATATTTTGTTTCATAGTAAGTTAATAATTTTTTTGTGGGAACAAAACAAAGTATTTCACGTTTGAAATCTTCTTTATTACCGTCTTTTATTAACTGCTTTATTTCTGATTGTGAACCATAATAAGTTTTCCAATCAGATTCTTTTATTACTTGTTTTTTCTTACTTAATCTCTTATCAGTAATTAAAGCTAATTCTTTTTTACCTAATGCTTTATTAGTAACTGACATTAATTGTTTTTTACCTAAGTATTTTTTATCTGTAGGTAAATGTGTTACTTCATAAATAAACCCGAAAGTATTTTCGGGCATATCTGATATTTCTGTTATTACTTTACCTTTATAAATCCAAGTTGGAGTTGTAACCATAGTTATATTTTATTTTAAATATCGTATTTAACTACAAAAACTGTATCTGTTGTTGAAGAAAGAGGAATTGGTTGTGCTAATTTAGCTACAGCTAATAATTCATTTCTATTATTATATAATCCTACTGTTGTGACATAAGGAGCAAAGAATGAACTTGTAGCAAAGTTTCTTAATGAACCTGAATTATCTGTTGATATTGTAGGGTTTAAAGACATGTTAAAATCGTTTTCTCCGACTTTACAACGAACTTCCTGTTCATAAACGATATATTCGTTTTTGAAATTTAAAGTAGCATTTGGATCTTGTACTATAGCTGCCATTATGCGAAATTATTAATAGTTAATTTTATAGTTGCAGCAGGTGTATAACTTGTTCTATCTATATAAACACTTACATCTGTACTTATTTCATCACCATTAGAAGCAAATTGTACATTTTGAGCTGGAGTGTAAGGGCTAATTAAAGAATATGGATAGTTTCCTGAGTTTATTTGTGGGATAACTGATGTAATTACATTACCAATAAGGATATTACTACCAGATACTGTCATACTATATACATAATATCCATTTTGGTCTATAAAGCCAGCATAATTATTACTTCCCAATATACTAAAATCTAGATTAAATTCTAATGGGTCAGATACAGTAAAAGTATTAGTAGCATTATTTACTACTGTAATACCTGAACCATTATTTAAAAAATATTCAACGCTTTGACCTGATAAATTTTTGAATTGTATAGTAAGTGGTTCAAATTCAGGAACTGGGTCTATAATTAGGCATGAAGCAGATATTATATTACTGTAGGAAGAAGTAGCCCCATTACTACAACTATTAAAAGCTCTAAAATATACTGGTTGGGCTCTATAATCATATGAATTAGCAAAAGGCTGGTTGAGAGATGATGTAAGTCCACCAAACGTTCTTACAACTATTTCACCTCCTGGAGGGGAATCAGGTAGGGTAAATTTTCTATATCCTATAGGCCCATTAAAATCTGGGTATAGACTGTATTCAATAGACATAGAAGAGGCAGAATTTGAAGCTGAGTTGAAATATATATTATATTGATATCTAAAACTAGCATCGTCGCATCCAAGTAATGTTACATCTGTTATTATAGGAGGAACACAAGCTGTTGGAGGAGTACATTGAGCAATATCTAGATAATATCTATAATATACATTAGTATTACATTTAATTATAACATCATTTGTTCCTGAGATAAATAATTCTGTAAAGTTTATAGTAGGACCAAATAGAGTAGTTCCGTTAGAATAACTAGAAGTTACTACTGAACCTGAGTAGATTCCTGAATTAAAAATTTGTCGTATTCCTGAACTTGAAACATATCCTGTATTAATTCCTGAAGAAGTTACACAAAATGAACCAGTATAAACATAATTTCTTTCAAATATTTCTATACTTGAAGTAGGAGAAGAACAACCATTACTATCTATTAAGAAAGTTGTATAGGTTCCAGAACTTAGCCCATTTAAACTTATAGAACTTGAATCTGAAGAATACGTTAATCCTGATCCTGTATTAAAAGCAAAATAAGTATAAGGAGGAGTTCCTCCACTTCCATTTATAATAATTGCATTAGAACATGAATCTATATAAGAAGCTGTAGTAGTTAAAGTTAGAGCTGTAGGTGAAGTTAAAGTAAAAGTATTACTATAAGATTGACATTGATTTATACCAGAGGCTGTTACATTTAAATTATAACTTCCAGTAACTAAACCAGAAGCAGTTACAGTATTATTTGGGAATGAACTTAGACTAACATTAGTATAGATATTACTTCCAGTAGCATCTAACAGATTAACTATTAAATTATCAATTACATTTGTAAATGCTACAGTTATAGACCCATTAGACCCACCATAACAAGGTATATTAGATTGAGTTACACTAGCAGTTAAAGCAGAATAAACTCCTAAATTTACTATAGAACTTGTAATACAATTAAATGAATTTTTAACTGCTATAGTATGTGAACCTGTTGATAATCCTGTAAATTGTTTAGGTAAAGGAAAATATGAACCACTATCTATAGAAGCAGAAACAGAGGTTCCAGTCCCATCATCGGATATTGTTATTATACCATCATTGCTAATACTAGAACATGGTAATTTAATTATACTAGTTGTATATGATATACCAGGATACCAAGAATTAAATGATTGGGATATTGTAGTTCCTAAATAATCTTTAACATAAATAACATTACTATTAGAAGAAGTTATACTACCACTAACAGTTTTATTAAAAAATCCAGGTATTCCTGTATATGTAGTTTCATTATTTAAAGAATAACTATAAGGAGGTACCCCATAATTGATAGAAAATGTTACAGGTACACTTGCAGTTGAATTAAAACAAACTGATGAACTTATTAGGTTATTAATTTCTAAAGATAAAGCAGTTATTGTTAAATCAATTGAGCTAGTATTACTTCTTACTCCATTAAAATTTCCAATAGTATACTCTAATTTATAATTACCAGGTATTACACTAGTTTGATCAGGTGTTATAGTTATAATACCATTATTTATAGTATAATTAGGAAAACTAAATCCTGGTACAGACATTAATTGTACTGATGTAGGATCTAAATTACCACAATCAGCAAAATCATTTGTTAATATTTGTAGTGATTGAGAAAGATATTCTGTATTTTGGTATAAATAATAATCATTAGCTGTAGTTGGAGGAGCTCCAAATATACATAAATAATCTTGATCTGTAAGTACTATTAATCCTTGAGAATAAAATACATTACCTATATATAAAGAAGAAGTAGCTAAAGTATCTAATAAATTACCTTCACCATCATCTTGGATATTATAAGTTGAACCTGATATTACTACAGATTTAGGAGATAATCCTGAACCGAAAATATTTTGATCAATTGATATTACAACTATTTTACTTCCTATATCAGGATCAAATCCAGTTTCATCATATAAACTTGATGATATATTATATAGAGTGTTATTAAAAAGAGTAGGATTAGTACCAATAGCAGAACTACCTGTTAAAGTAGGTATATTTCTATTTGCAGCTAGCATTGACCCTGAAGTCAAAGTAGATTGCTCATAGTTAAAAAATGATGATGAATGGAAAAATCGTCCTGTAAGTGATCCTGAGGTGTAGTTTTGGTAATAAAGATTTTTTATAGAATCATAAACTAATCTTCTATATTCTTCGTTTGCTGTTTGTGAGTCATTTATAGGATCAAAAGGATTAGTTCTATCAATAGGTAAATTCTCACCTATATAAATTGTAACTCCATTTTGAGATAAAGTAGTATTATTAACCCCCCATTGTTTATTAGCAATATAGGAGGTTAATGATATATCATTTGAATTTAATGTTTTGTATGAAAAACTCATTCATTAAAAGTCTAATTTTACTCTGATAAGAGCTTCTTTTGTAAAATCTTTTGGTAGTGGTTTTGATAATTTAGCTACAGCTAATAACTCATTATTAGTATTATATAAACCAACTGTTGTAATAAAAGTTTGAGGATTATTAACTAAAGTAGGATAATAAAATTCTCCACTACCACTTATCATAGAAGGATTAGTAGTATAGTTAAAATCATTATTTTTAATTCTAACAAAAACATAATCTGATGTTATAGTTTCTTCACTATTTAGTTTAAAACCACCTACACCGTTAGCTTTATTTATAGCGTTAAATAATCCAATTTGGGTATTTAATAGAGTTGGATTAGTATTAGAAGTACCTGGTTGTAACCCTATACCTCCTAGACTGCAAGATAAAGATAAAGCTCTAGAATTTAATAATATTAAACCTACATCTGGTAGAAATTTACCATATGAACCTGAAACTGTGTAACCTGCAGTACTTCCACTAGTAATTGTAGAGGTTGTAGCTGCCCCATTAGAGCCACTAACTATATCAAATACCCTACCAGCATCACAATAAGTTAATGTAGTAACATTGACACTATTATTAGTTAATTGTATTGATGATGAAGCTACCCCATCTGAACCCGATAGTGCTAAGTTAAATGTTCCTAAAAATAATTTTTCTTTATAGTTAGCTCTATTAATATTAATTACATAAAAATCAGGTGAATTAGTATTACCTGTACCAAAACTAATATTAGTATTTTCATCTCCATTCACTAATGTTCTAAACTGACCATAAGTAATTCTTGTAGGAGATAATCCTGGTACTAATGAATTGATAGGAGCAGAACCCGACCCATTTACTTGCCCATATGAAATGGAAAATTGGGATAGGTCTGATGGATATAATGTAGTAGATCTTTGATATACTGGAAGGTATGAATTATTTGTAGGCGATGTAGATGAAGTGAAAAAACTAGTCATAGCAGTTGTATTGTCACTCCATAGTGTTGAAACTATTGAATCTGAACTTACTACAAAGTCTTCAGCGTTTAATGTTATAAAGCTCATATTTTATTTAATTAGCTAGTTACTCTAGTTATTGTTAAAGGTATAGTTAATCTAGCTCCTGAATCTCTACCAGTTATAGTTAAAATAGTAGATAAAGAAGAATTTGTACCAAATAATGTATTGACAGTTGTAGCTGTTAAGTTAATAGTAGCTCCAATTACAGTTCTTGAAACATTTGTTCCTATTGTTGTTGTTGAATTTAAAGCTTGAACTTCAGCAGTATTAATACCAACACCATTAAATGTAGATAATAATCTTGAATCACCTATAGTGGCAGTGTATCCTGAGGATTCAAATGCTGTAGATGCTCCTAAATAATTTAAAGTTTGAGGAGTAATAGCAAGTGAAGCCCCTTGACGTAATGTTATTGAAGTATAACCTACATCTAATACAGGTAATTTAGCAGTACCACGAGGTAAAGTTAAAAGTTTATATTTCATTATTTGAGTCTCATCAGGAAAAGCTTCAATTATAGGCATAGCTTCAATAGCTTCACCATAAAAAGCTGATCCAGATGGATGGTTTGGATTATAAAGAGTATAGTCAATTTCATCATCAGATAATGAAAATTGAGTAATTCTAAATGAACCGTCATTTTTAGCTAAAAGTTCTCTGCCTTTTTTAGTTAAAATAGCATCTACGGTTACTGATGTGTTATTTAAAAATCCCATATTGTTTTATTCGATTACTAATTATAAATATATGCATTTCTTATTTTTTAAATTAAGTTTTGTGATTTTAAACTTTTAATTATATTACCAGCCTCATCTTTTAATTTTGTATTTATATTATCAGGGATTAATATTCCTGTAGAAGTTTGGCCTGGTTTTTTATTAGCTATTAATACTATATTTGTTTCATCTGGTATTTTAGATAGAAATATAAAATTTTGTATTTTACCTATTGTAGAGCCTGATGGTGAGTTTACACATGCTTGATTTGGGATATCTGTTCCCATTACTTCAAAAACTAATCTATTATCATAAGATCCAGTTCCGTTAGAACCACTTCCAATAGGTGTACCTTGTGGAGGATATATATTAACTATTTCTCTTTCAAAATCAGATGCAAATGGAAATTTACCACTATCATGATTAAAAAATCTGATTAGATCTCCTTTTTTAGGTATAAAATATTCAGTTATATCTTGAAATCCTCCTAAAATTGGATCTATTAGAGATGCTGTTGGAAGAATTTGAATAAAATTATTATCTGTTAAATCATTATTATAATATAAAGTAGATAAATCATAAGAAGCAGTTAAATATGTAAATAGACTACCACTAATCACACTATTACCTCTTTCAAAATAATAATTATTATTACTCCCACTGCTAAATCCATTATCAAAAGATCCTGTTTGATAAATATATTGTGGTGGATCAGTATATATAAAAGGATTTCCATTTGGTGGTAAAATATAATTAAAAGTAGGAGCTGTTGTAAATTTAATTTGACCACTTGTAGTAGTTTTAGTAATATTAATACTACTAATAATAGAACTTAAGGAGCCTGATAGGTTTACTAATTCTAATGAGGCATTACTAGGAGCATTTGAGGGTGATATTAAATAACCATCTATAGGGAAAGTTACAATTAACTCAAATCCATCATTTTCTTCTATAATATAATTACCAGCATTTTGACTAAAAGTAGAAGGAGAAGATGGATTAAATTGATTTGTGTTAATTGTAGGTATTGCAAATGAGGCTGTTGTACCTGTAGATTTTAAATCAAAAGATGAAGGACCATCAAAAAATAAAACTGTTAAATCTTGTCTTTGACCATTTCCTATAATAGTATTCATTAAGGAATTTCTATTAGGATGTAGATAAAAGAAACCATTAACTCCCACTGGTAAGTTGACAGATCTTATATTATTATTCCAATTTACATTATTAATAGGTGAAATTTGCCCATCATTATATTCATAAGATCCTAAATTAATACCCGACCAAGTTACTAATCCTACTTGAGAACCTGCTATAGGTTGACTAAATAAAGTACTTAATAAAGGAGCAGGTGATACTTTAATAGTAAGTTGAATAGTACCTGTTACCCTTTGTCTTATTTCTCCTTCATATAATGTAGTTCTTTGAACATTAGGGAATTTAATTCTAGAATTAATCACAACACTTAATGTGTTAGAATTTAAATTTAAAGCTGTAACAGTAGGAGCAGTTGAAAATTGGGGTGTACCTATATCTAATAGTCCTGAGGTGGATTGTGTTACAGGAGTTGTACTAGTATTTAAAATAGGTACTTCATTTTCAAAATTTAATTGTAATTGAGGAGGAAAAGCAGCAACATTTGTTGAAAAATTTTGTAATATTGGTTCATATCTAAATCCACCCGCATAAATTGGTTTTAACCCATTTAAGGATTTTTGTTTGGAAGGTTGATTAATATTATCTAAAGCTATATTAGCACTTGTTCTATTAAATAAATTTTGAACATCAAATAAACTTTTATTAGCTTCAGTTAATTCAACAATATTAGAAGCACTATTAATTAAATATTTAATATTAGCGTTTACTCTTCCAGGGAATGTTACTGATTGAGAAGTGATTTCTTTAAAATAAGCAAATTCAACAGCATTATAATTTATTACAGGATCACTACCATAAGAAGTATCTCCAAAAGTATAAATATTATATGTAAATCCTGTTAGTTTACTACCCAAATATCTAGGAATAATATGTCTAGCTAAAGTATAATTACTATCTTGTACAGGAGCATCTAAAAATTGATAAGCATTAGTATTTAAATTTAAAAATAAACTTGAAGTTAAATAATTAAAATTAACAGGAATTATAGGTGTATAAGTATAATCTACATCAAGATATTTAGTAGAAGTTCTAGCAGTTGAAACATTATTTAGAATAGGATTTAAGGGTAATCTATAAAAGTTTTGATTAATAGCTTGGGAAGTAGATATAGGAATACGATTTAATTCATATACTATATTATCTAATGATTGAGAATGAGCTATTATTGTAGTACCTCCTAATTCACCTGTAAATAATTCTCTACTATCATTATTGTATTTAAATACACTTCCTGATATATAAGAAGTAGAAGATGTATAAGAAGTATTATAGATTTCATCAAGTCCATTAGAACCAGTTATAAATGCTGTTTCTATTGAACCACTATGATCTACAAAAGATAGTACAGGTTCATGTCTAGCTATTTTATTTCTTTCTAAAATAGTAGTATTAATAACTAATCCTGTTGATAAATTAGCTTTAGCAGGAACAAAATCCTTTATCATTTTGAATAAAGAATTATCAAAATAAGATAAAAGTTTTATTAAATCAAAAATATTTTCTTTTTTAGAATACTTTTTAAAATAAAAATTTCTTAAATCTGTTAAAGCAGGATAAGAACCTGATGATGCTAATCTAGGATCTCCAATATACTCATCAATATTAAATGAACCTAATTGGTCTATAATATCAGCATTAATTGAATCCTGTGGTGAAATAGCTACCTCTACTATATTTAAATCATTAGTGTAAGGATATATTTCAGGTTTCTGTATTGAAATATAAGGTGTTAATACATCTCCAGGTACTAAATTAGGAGTTGCTACTCTTATTTTTTCATCTATTTCAGTAAAACTTCCAATATTAGGAGTATTAATTAAATAATCTTCATAGTTAATACTATAAGAAGAATAAACATTATAATCTGAAAATGCTACTCCTGTCCAGAATGAAGCAGTATTTGAAGGATGTACTGAAGTTGGAGCTGTATTATTTATATCTAATTCTGATCCTAGAGGAGCTCTGAATATTAGATTAGGATATGAACCACTTACACTATCAAATACAATAGATTGTGGATTTAAAATATGATCTTTAAAATTATTAATAGGGATAGAACCTACCCAATACCTAAATTCTTGAATTGAACCTGTAAACGGATACACGTAATTCGCTCCACCAGGAAATAATTGATTATCTAACCAAGAATTAATAAAATTACTATTAAATACTCCATCTCTATATATAGAACAAGACTCTAAATATTGTATTCCATTAGAATCTTTATTACCAATAGTTAAAGTATAAGTTTGAGGAGTATTAAAGTATAATATATTGTTTCTATCTATACTACCTGTTTCTCTAGTTAAATTTAAAGTCCACCAATCGTCATTATATAATGGAAGAGTTATAGGGGTTGAATAAAAAGGATTACCACTATCACTTAAACCAAAATCAATATTAGCATAAGATTCAGATATGTAAGTAACTCTAATAATTTGATTCTGACCAGAGGATTCTAATATAGATTGTGTAGGTAATATATTATCACTATCTAATTTAAATCTAAATTCTAAAGTATCAGGATAAATATCATTTGAACCTGAATCTAAATATTGTTTATAAGACGGGCCTCCTGTAATTATGATATAATTTGATGGAGCAGTAGTATCTAAAGAGGATGCATAGTTAAATTTAGGAGTAATTTGTTCAATAACTTCTAAATCTTTTCTATTACCACCGTATTCTCTAATTTTTAATATTGTATCAGTAATACCAAAACAATTGATTAAAGCGCGTAACCCTCTTCTTGTACCCTTAGTCTTGAGTAAGTAAGGTAAGTTGTGATACAATCTTTTATATGTTTCTTTTACGATATCATTATCAGGGATAGTATATTGAGAGGCAGTCACATAATTATTTATCATGTAAGAACCTGTAGAAGGTAAAGTAGCAGCATTAGAATCAATTCCTAATAAAGCTAAATATAAATCTTCTTGATTTCTTGAATTAGTATAAAGTTTAATACCAAAATTTCTTAAAGTATCAGCTACTAAATCTTTAGAAATACCATAATCAATTCTATTATCTGCAACTTGTAAGTCAGTAATATCTTTTATATAAGTCCAAATATAGTCATAATGTTGACCTAACATAGAAGTAAATAATTCTAAATTAGCATTTTGAGAATCAGCTTTTATATATTCAGGTAGATTATTCCAAATATAATCTTTATTATTAATATCATAATTATCTGCATCTAAAACTTGTCCTCCATAATATTGTGAAGTATAATCAACTGAGCCAAACCAATTTAAAGCTACAGATGTAGTAACAGCTGAATTTATGTAAGGTTTAGTTGAATTACTTTTAGGCCATGAACTACTTCCAGATTCGTAATATAAAAAATATTCATATCCATCAAATTTTTGGATAAGAGTATCTAATTGATTTTGTAAATTAAGTACACTAGCTGATGTATAAGTTATGCTAGAAGAAGCATTTAAATTATTTATAGCATTAATATCAGATTGAAGAGATTGTATTTGAGTTAATTTATATTTAAAATTCTCAAGTCTTTCTCTTGCAGATGAAAAATGCACAAAATTAGAAAAATCTGTATAATCAACTGTTATTTCAATACTTTTTTCTTCTAACCAAGATTGTAATTGTTGATAAGAAGAAGAAATACTTGAATTTAATAAAGTAGATAAATTCAAATAAGGTGTAGTTAAATTAGTTTTTTCAGCTAATTCAATGTTAATATTTGGGCCTCTTAAAGATAAAGTATCAAGTGTTGCTTCTGCTAAGAAAGTTGTATCAACTTGAAAAGCATATGGTTCAGAAATACTCTCTACAATCCAAAATGTATCTTTTAATTTAATATTAGATGGTAAAGGCTCATATAATTTAATATATAAATTAGCGTAAGCTTCATTTGAATTATCAAAAGCAACATTAACTCCTATATAAGTTTTATTATCACCAAAATTTAAAATAAAATCTGAATAATAAGCTTTGGAATTTCTTTCAGCTATAAAAGTTAAATAAGATTGTCCTAAATCAGTATATGATATATTATTATTAGAAATTTTAATTTCTGTTCTATCTGATGATATATCTGATATAAAGAACTTATTAGCTTCAGAACTTGAAAATAAAGGTCTATAAAAGTTATAAGTTATATCATATTGACCTTGATTAATACCAAATGATTCTAAATCAGCTTTAGGGTCTAATTCAATTTGATTATATAAAGAAGTTCCTTGAACTGTTTGTCTTGTAGTATAATTTCTAAAATCATAAACAGAATTTAGTATATCACCATTAGGAGATATAACGTGCACTTCTACTTTATCATTAGGTAAACCAAATTCATTACTAATATTCAAAGAATTTAGTAATGATTCATCATTTATTTTATAATCTTGATTTATGAATTGATTTGAATCAAGTTGTGATACGTTTGTAATTTCCATTATGCTGATGCTGTTAAATCATCTATTGTTTGTTGTAACGTTAAATTTTCAAGTCTAAGTTGGTTAATTTCATCTAATAGAGCATCTATTTCTCCTGAGTTTTGATTAACACCAACATATTCTGTACTTCTTTTTATTAATTCTAAATGTGAATTAAAATCTCCTTCAGTAGGTATTTCATAAAATAAATCATTATAATAATTAAAAAATTGATTTACAGTTACTGCTGATGAAGTTACTTCTGTTTGGGGTCTAATTAATTGTTTAAACTCAGTATCAATTACATTAGGATATGTAATTTTACCATAAACTGTTTTATTTAATTGAATTACTTCAGCCATTATCTAATTACTTTAAAATAATTTAATGGGTCTTCTATAATTATAGTATCACCATTTGAAAGTATAGTTTTTATTATAATTTGATAATATCTTTCAGGTTCTAAACCATTCATGTATATTTTAAAATAATTACCTGTATTATCACAACTTACTTTAGTAAAAGTAGTATCAAAATCAATTATTACTTCTTCAGTTTTAGCATCTTTTAATGCCCAATATGTTGATGATGGTAATGCTTTTGCATTTAAATATACAGAAGTAGTACCAAAAGACCTAGCAGGAAATTGATCTCTTGCTTTTAATCTAAAAGTATAAGTACTTCCTTCAGGAAATTCATTTTTTAAATTAGAAATTACTGAATTGAAATTTGAAGAAGTTATTTGAGTTAAACTAGTACTATATAAACTATCATTCCATTTTAATTCTATTTGTGGTGGATATATTGTATGAGTATCCATTGAGAAAAACTTAGTCCCAAATGATGATGTAGTACTATTTTCTATACTACTACTTTGTTTTAATAAAATTCCATAATTAGAATTAGGATTACTATACCAGTAATTAACTAGAGTAGTAATATCCATATTAATATCTTTATCACTAGTATAAACAAAACTTTGAGAATAAGCAGTAGCATTATAATCACCACCAGGAGTAACCCATGGAGATACCCAAGTACATCCTGTAGTAGTAATAGGAGTATCAGCGGCTTTACCTAATCCCATATCCCAAGCTGTAGTTATTCTATGTCCTAGAATAGTATAGTTTGCAGGTAAAAGGGCATTTGCTAAAAATAATTTAATAGAAGCACTATAAGCACTTCCACTAATATTATTTGTAATTACATTTTGAAGATTAGTGTTAGAAAATTGAATTAGGGC